TTGGTAACGGACGAAGGGCGACAAAGGCTCGCTTTGATGCCGAACTTTCCCGCCAACTCCGAAGCGGGGCGTACAACAGCCAAAGCGAAGTCGTCAACCAAGCTGCACGAGAGCTTCGCAATGTGCTCAACGATATGCACGGAATCGCTCATGGAGCGAATGTCCGTGGTTTCCGTCAGGGAGCGCAGCTCAACTACCTGAGCCGTCTCTACCGTTGGAGCCGCATCGAACGACTCAGCACCACCGCTGAAGGTCGTCAGGCTCTTCGGAATCTGATGGCTCAAGCGTTGCAGGACAATGCAGGACTCCGTCGCGTCATGCTTGAGGACGGAACGATGGCGACCTTGGCCGATGTCGATCAGGCCGCTACGGTCCTCAGCGAGCGTCTTATCGCTCTCGCCACGCGATCCGAGAACGCTCCGCTGACCGACATCGATCAGGAGCTTGCAGACGCTCTTGAGGCTCTTGAGGCTGGTCTTGCTCCAGCGGCAACCTCAAGAACCCCATTCGGACGAGCCAGAATCATCATGAACGAAGAAGCCCGCGTTGCGACGACGGGAGATCTTCTTGGCCTTGGCAGGAACGAACTCACCCTCGCCGATCTGACGGCAGACGATGTTCCGCTCATCATGAAGCGGTACATGACATCGGTCATGGGAGCCGTGAACGAACGCCGTATGCTCGACGAGCTTCACGCCCAGATGGGTCACTATGGAATCCTCGGGCCTAACGGGGAAGCCCTTGCCGAGTTCGAGAACTTCGAGCAGTTCTTCGATCTTTCCCAGAGGCTTGGCCGTCTTTCCGGTGGAGGTGGAGCCGTTGACGACACCACGCTGGCCTCGATGCGCGAGATCGTCGCGGCGCTTCGGTACGAGCCTCTTCACCGCAGCAACGCCGAACTCGGAAGCCTTTCCCGTGTGGCTGACCGCGTCACATCGATCATGCTTCCGATGGGCTACATGACCACTGGCGGTGGATTCGGTCTTGCGGCGCTTACGGAGACTTCCCGACTCACGGGAACATTCGGTCTTCGCAGCACCGTGCGTCAGATGCCGATTATCCGAGAGATGATCAACAACTGGCGCAACATGGATGAAGGAGTCGAGAACACCGCAGCCTTCCTCGATCAGGCGTTCAGTCCATCGACCGAGCGACTGAGAAGGGCGCTGTTCTACGACATCGAGAATCAGCTGCGTGGAGAGGATCCGAGCGCCTTCATGCGGGGAATGAACTCGGTGTCGAACTTCTTCTCCGACATCTCTATGCTGTCTCCGATCACTTCGTTCACGCAGCACCTTTCTGCGGCTGTGGTTCTCCAGCACCTGTACGACACAGGCATCGGAGTCGCTCGACGGCTTGATGACGCGACGATCAGAACCCTTGGACTTGAACCCGATCAGTACGACGAGCTTATGGATTGGGTACGGACCAACGCTGTACTGAATGATCGTGGACGAGTGGTGAACCTGAACAACCTCAACGCCCTTGAGTTCGACAACCTTCGAGTCATGGTGGATCGAACCGTAAGGACGCGCATTCAGGACATCCCGACCCGTGGAGACATGGGACGCTGGGCCTTCAGCTGGTATGGCCGTCTACTGACCCAGTTCAGGACATTCAACCTGAAGGGCATCGACAACTTCCTTCTTCAGAATGTGTCCCGCGCCCGCCGTGGAGGAGGAGTTGGAGTTTCCCGAGAGATCTTCTCGACGATGCTGTTCGCTGGCTTGATCCAGTACTCCCGCAAGTACATGGAGTACGAATCGAAGAAGCGCACGGGAGACTGGGAAGGCGCTAAGGAGATCGAGGATAATTTCTTGGGCGTAGACGGCTTCGTTCGAGGTGCGTTCACTGGTCCCAGCGAGTTCTTCCTTCCGATCCTTGCAGCGGACGCCACTTGGACGACATTTGTCAGCGATGACCCGTTGTTCTCCGCATATAGGTACAGCGGACTGAACTGGTACGGGTTCCCTGCCCAGTCATTTGTCAGCAAGGGCATCGACATCGGTACAGATATCTACGGCGCAACCGTTGCTCGTGGTGTGGGCATCGAGGACAAGGATCGAGAGATCACTCGCTCCACGATCCACAAGATGCGTCTACTCATGCCCGGTCAGAATCTTCTCGGCCTCAAGGATCTTCTCGACATCGGTGAAGCTGAAATTGGCGATGCCTTCAACCTTTCCAAGCAGCAGCCCCGGAAGAATTGAATCTAAGGAGCTATAAATCATGCCAAGCAGCTTTGTCACATATTCAGGAGATGGGTCCACCAAGACCTTCTCATTTGCAGCCATCGACGGCTACCTGAACACGGGCTACATCAAGGTCTACATCGACGATGCCCTGATCGATCCCGCGAACTACACCATCGATGTCAGCGGTGGGAATGAGAATGTGGTCTTTGCTGCGGGATATGCTGCTCCAGCGGCCAAGACCACGATCAAGATCGCCCGAGAAACCCCGCAGACCACTGCTGGATACGCCGCCAACATCGTTGACTTCACGGACGGCTCCATCCTGACCGCCGACGATCTGGACAAGGGGCTGACGGGACTGCTGCACATCATTCAGGAAGCCAACGACACGGGCAACGGTGCTCTTGGCCCCACGGCGGATACGCTCAACTGGGATGCCGCGAAGAAGCGCGTCACCAATGCCGCCGCCGCCATTGATCGTTCAGACCTCGTCACGAAGGCGCAGCTTGACGCCGCTTCGGTGTATGGAAACGCCGTGACCCTTCCACAGGCTTGGGAGTTCACGGGGACTGGGGCGCAGACCACCTTTATCCTTGATCCTCTTCCAGCTGCCACCGATGCAGACCTGTTCCTTGTGGAAGTAGGTGGTGTGCTTCAGCGGCCAAGTGGAAACGATCCCGACTACGAGATTGGCGCAAACAACATCAAGTTCCTGAACGGTGCTCCTGCGATCAATGTAGGCATCCGTATCCGCAACTTCGGCGTTGCCCGTGCGGTGCTTGATGTCCTGCCCGATCAGGCGATCACCACCGACTACATCGAGGATGGCGCGGTCACTGCTCCAAAGCTGGCGGCGAACGCAGTCATCTCGGAGAAGATCAATGCAGGAGCCGTTGAGTCTGCTGCGCTGGCTTCCGGGGCCGTAACGGATGGGAAGATCGCGACGAACGCCATCAACACGGCGAACATCAAAAATCTTCAGGTCACCGAAGCCAAGATCGGAGTAGGAGCCGTCACCACCGACAAGATTGCTCCCCTTTCCGTAAGCACCGACAAGCTTGGAACCAGCTCCGTAACTTCGGACAAGATTGCACAACAGGCGATCAACTGGCTCAACCTCAACAGCTCGCAGACCGGAACGCTTTTCGCTTCGTCTTCCGGAGTCGAGAAGTTCCTCAAGATTGGAGCCAGTGGCGCTCTCAGCCTTGAGAATCTCAGCAATCTTCCGCTGGGAGGTACGGCAAGCTCAAATGTGAACATGGCTGGGTTTCAGTTCACTGGCCTTGGGAATCCCACTGGGGCTGGACAGGCTGTAACCACCGGCATGATCGCGCCATCCTTGGTGGACATCTTCGCTGGATACGGCCTGATCAACCACAAGAACATGAAGTCGTGGATCGTCGCCGGGTGGCTCTCAATGACTGGGAACACTCCGACGGAAGTCAAGGACTGGACTGGAACCTATAACGCAGTTCCAGCAACCTCGTTCGACTCCACCAACTTCGATCTTCTCCACAGGGCAGGAACGGCGGGCATAAACCAGATGGTCATCATCAAGCCAAAGGCTGGTTTTGGAACTTGGAGCATCGTCGGCCTCGCCACTACGACCGGAGGGACCATCCAGACCCTTGTCGTGAATGGTGTGACTTCAGCTGCAACGATGCCCGCATCCGCTCAAGTGGACCAATACGCCACCTTCGCTGCTGGTTCTGTTGGAAGCAACATCCTTACCAGTATGGCCTTCTTTGCCGTGAGGACTTCCTAATGCCCCTGAACCTCCTAGATCCCAACATGACGGTTGCTGCGTTCAACGACCAGCAAGTTCCCATCGGGGCCATCTATGTCCACACCTCGGCAACGCTGCCCAAGGGCTGGCTTCTATGCGACGGTGGTTCCTACTCGCAGCTGACCTACGGTGCTCTGTTTTCGGTCATCGGTACGACCTTCGGAGGAGCCGGAGCCAACTTCAATGTGCCGAACATTCCAGATGTCGGTGGAAACTCCCGCCTTCGATACGCCATCAAGGCGCTGAGGTACGATCCGTGAACGAGGAGATCCTGCTTGCATTGGGCCGTCTTGAAGGAAAGGTGGACGCCATGATGACTTCCCTTCGTGTTCAGGAACAGGAACTCAAGCAGCTCGATAAACGAATCAGGGAGTTGGAACAGAGCCGTGCATGGCTACTCGGTGTAGCCGCAATCATCTCGCTTGCTGCCGGACTCATCGTCAAGCTTGTACCATTCAAGGATTAGCCATGCAGACCTACGCCCTTACAACCACTAGCCTAAATCTGGGAGCGCAGCTTCCCGGCCCTGTCCGCATCGTCGGCAATGTCCAGATCCTTACCGGGACTGCGACGATTCAGGGAAGCGCCAATGGAACCAACTGGGTCGACATTGCAACAGGCGTTGCAGCGGGATCAGGAGTCCATGTCGCCATCTTCCCGTTCATGAAGCTTAGTGCCGGAACTGGCCTTCTTGTGGTGTAAGGAGGTACAAACATGAATCTCCTAGATTCAGCCCTGTTCACATCCGACCTTTCAGGAGGGTTGTCTACTCCGCTGTCCAAAGAGCTTTCGATGGGTCTGAAGCTTATCGGAGCACTTGGGGAGTTCCAGTCCTATGGGACCAGCGCCATCTACATGACGGCTCAGCTTGACGCCTACAGCGCAACGAACGGCGGAAGTCAGACTCTGGCAAACTTCACTTTCAATAATTGGACTTCTCCGGCCTACTTTGAGATTGCCGCGACAGCTTCAACCCTCTTTGCAAGCCGCATCTACTTCAACAGGACATTGCCGGGATTCTCAGGACCGCAGTTCCTCGCAGACCCCGGAAATCTGTTTGCTGGTCCGGTAGCGACGGAGGCGCAGGAGCAAGCGGCAATGCTAAGCGCCGGCTCGTTCATGCAAGCCCGTGTGTACATCGGTCTTCCGAATACAGCCGACAATCAGGTTCGGACATTCGGCCCCATCGTGAACGGCAACACATCGAATGCCGGAACGATTCCCCAGAACCAGTACATCGGATTTGGAAGCAATTCAGCGTTCGTTGTTCCCGCTGGAGGCTTTACGCCGGGTACTGTTATACGCATCGAGGTCTACCCGGCTGGAGGTTTTGGATTTACTGCCAACGACGACTACGGTCTGTTTGGTGACGCTTTCGATCTCAACAACGACTACGGAACATTCGAGGCCGGCGACGGCACTACGGACTACGGTTCGTTCTAAGGAGCAAACATGGCACTTCAGATTCGACGCGGTGTTGAAGCAGACCGCACTTCGTTCACTCCTGCTTCGGGCGAACCGCTGTTCGTCATCGACACGCAGAAGGTCTACATCGGTGACGGCTCGACGGCTGGTGGAGTCGAGGTCGGTGGCGGTGGTGGTGGCGGTGGTGGTTTCACGCCCGTTCGTCAGGTCTACCTGAGCACCACCAGCGGAATCACGATCCCCTCTGGGGCCACCCTGCTGCACATCATCGCCCGAGGAGCTGGTGGAGGTGGAGCTGGAGGAGCCGTTGGTAACTCAGGAGCGGCTCGATGTGGTGGAGGTGGAGGCGGCCCCGGCAACTGCTCGATGCACACAAAGGTCAGGGCAGCCGACATCACCGACGGAACGATCAGCGTGGTCATCGGGGCTGGTGGGTCCGGCGGGCTTGGAGCGCAGACCGTAGACGGAACCGTCGGCAATGGGTCTACCGGAGGCCAGACCTATGTTCAGGCGACCTTCAAGGGGACGGCAAACTCGAAGCTCACGATGGCTGGAAACGGATATGGCGGGTACGGCTCGGCAACCGGAGTTAGTGCTTCTGGCGCAACCAACTACGGCGTCGGATATCCCGGTACCGGTGGAGGCACATCCCGCAACAACGGAAACGCAACCGGAGCCACCTTCGCATCCAACGACGCGGGATTGAGCATGGTCTCGACGGGCGGCGGTGCTGGTGCTGGCTTCAGCGGATCAACCGAGTACAACGCAGGATCTACTGGTCCCCTGTTCACGCGAGGACTTGCCACGAACTTCGGGGGAAGTGGTAGTGGTGGACCCGGAGCGGACGGCTCCTCGGTTGCAGATCAGACCACCGACATGGATTTCGGCTTCTATGGCGGAAGCGGTGGAGGAGCGAATTCGTCTGGAGACGGCGGGCCGGGAGGAAACGGCTACTACGGTGCTGGAGGCGGCGGTGGTGGAGCGGGCCGTGATCTCGGCATCGGAGCCTTTGGAGGCAACGGGGGAAGCGGTGGCGACGGCATGGTGATCTTCTACTGGAGCTGAAACATGAAATGCGCGATCATTGAAAACAACATCGTGACGAATACGGTAGTCATCGACAATGCGGCCAACTGGGTGTTCGGCGGGACGGCTGTTCCCCTGAATGCCAACGAGCCGTGCTCCATCGGTGACACCTACGACGAGAACGGCAATCCCCGGTTCACCACTCCCCCGGAGAATCCGTAATGGATTCCGACCGCTTCAGCAAGCTTCACAACGCCGTGGGAGATGCTCTTCTGGCCCGTGTGCTTTCGGGGGAAGCCACGGCAGCAGAGCTGAATGTCGCCCGTCAGTTCCTGAAGGACAACGGGATCGATGCTACAGCTCAGGCTTCTGAACCCCTGTTGAACCTCGCCAAGATCATGCCGTTTGATCCTGACGAGGAGGAGGCTGCATGACCAAGGCTCAGGACAAGCTCAAGGATTTCCGCAACTTCGTCTGTCTTGCGTGGGATCAACTTGGGCTTCCTGAGCCTACACCCGTGCAGCTTGACATCGCCAAGTACCTACAGAAGGGTCCACGGCGTCGAGTAATCCAAGCGTTCCGTGGGGTTGGCAAGAGCTGGTTGACAAGCGCCTATGTCGTCTGGCGTCTTCTCCACGACCCCAATCTCAATGTTCTGGTGGTGTCCGCATCGAAGCAGAGAGCGGATGACTTCAGCACATTCACCCTACGCCTCATTCACGAGATCCCGTTTTGCCAGCATCTGAAGCCCAAGGATCACCAGAGGAACAGCAAGATCGCGTTCGATGTCGGTCCTGCCGCTGCAAGTCAGGCTCCCAGCGTGGTCTCCAAGGGGATCACGAGCCAGATTACGGGCAGCCGTGGAGACCTGATCATTGCGGACGATGTGGAGTCTCTGAACAACTCGGCGACGGCTGTGATGAGGGACAAGCTCCTTGCAAGTACTGCGGAGTTCGAGGCTGTCCTGAAGCCGGGT